TTCAAGTATTACGGTAAGTGCAGCAACCGCAGCGGCAATCACGGTTGGGTATGGCGGCAGTTTGGCGTTACCCATGACCCGGATCAAAGGTTTATATTACTTGGCAGGTGCTTCTGCGGGTACGATTATTGTGACTCGTGCGAGTGATTCAACGTTGCTGCTTGAGATTGATACCCCCGCCGCTGCTACGCAGGTTAACAGCTTGTATATGGCAGCAGAAGGTATCCGTACAACGTACAAAACTAATGATCTTGCAACCGTGGCGGTTACGAATGTCACTGCGGTTACATTGATATGCGGGTGATGTCATGGCAAAAACCCCAGCTTGGCAGCGCAAAGAAGGCAAAAACCCAAAAGGCGGTTTGAACGCCAAGGGTAGAGCTTCGTACAACGCTGCCAATCCGGGGAAGCCCGGACTCAAAGCCCCGCAGCCAGAGGGTGGCCCTCGTAAAAAATCGTTCTGTGCCAGAATGGAAGGCATGAAAAAGAAGCTTACGTCTTCTAAAACGGCCAACGACCCAAACAGCCGTATCAACAAATCCTTAAGAGCGTGGAAGTGCTGATATGACTCAAGATAAACACGAGATGGTAAAGAACGCCGCAGACATCGTGTCTGTGGTTGCCACAATCGGATCGTTTCTTCAAGTGATTACGCCCTTGTTTGGTTTGATTGGTGCTGTCTGGACGCTTATGCGTATTGCTGAGATGGTTACGGGCAAGCCGTTTAATGAAATTATCCGCCGCAAAAAGGACTCCGACGATGAAAAAGCCGATTAAATTTGGTGCGCGTAAGCGTTACAACGGGGAAGAAGACAGTTTAGTTAATGCTCCTACAGCTAAAAGAATGCCTTTGGGAGAGGGAGTTACTAAAGAACAAACCGATGAAGCTTATGACAACATGCGGCGACGAGCTAAAGAAGTCTCAGAAGGGATCGCTGCTAGAGCTGAAGGAGAACGTAGCGCAAGTGAAGATCGTGAAAAAATTATGGGTGGTACTCGCCCATCTAGTTTTCGTGAGGCTTTTGCTGAAGCTCGTAAAGCAGGTAAAGATAAGTTTACTTTTAATGGTAAGTCTTACACGACGGAAATGGCGGGGTCTAAACCTGCTGCACCTAAGTCTGCCGAATCTAAACCAGCAGAAACAAAAGCTGAATCTGCGTCTTTAGAAGTTAGAGCTTCTAGACTACCGTCATCCAATAAACCTAGAGAAGCTTCTGGCATTTTAAGTTCGCTTAAAGAAGGCGTTACTCGTGGTGGGTATGAGTTTGGACAGGAAAAAGAAAGTTCAAAACGTAGTACCTCCGAAAAGAAACCTAGATCTACTGAACGTCCAGAAGGATTCTTAAGCTCTTTTTCCAAAGCAATAACTAGCGGTGGACGTGAGTTTACTGGTGGTGGGCACGAGTTTGGCAAAAAGCACGGTGGAAAAGTCCATAAATATGCCGCAGGCGGTAAAGTAGGCTCAGCTTCCAAACGTGCGGATGGCATTGCGATGCGCGGTAAAACCCGTGGGAAGATGGTTTAATGCCCACGGTAAGTGACAAACAAGAAAGGTTTATGCAAGCCGTAGCGCATAACCCGAAGTTTGCAAAGAAAGTTGGTGTCCCTCAATCTGTAGGAAAGGAATTTACGATGAAAAAGATGAGCATGGGTGGTGGCGTAGCCCCATCAAAAATGGGCGCTGTTAAGACTGCTGCTCCTAGCCGTGACGGTGTTGCTACCAAGGGTAAAACCAAGGGCACACAGATCAAAATGGCTAAAGGCGGCATGATGCACGGCGGTAAAGTAAAGAAGATGAACTACGGCGGTAAGGCTTGCTGACATGATGCCCTCTCGCGGGATGGGGGCGATTTCGCCCTCAAAAATGCCGACTGCCAAGCGTAAAGCTAGGCGGGATAACACTGACTTTGATCAGTACGCTGAAGGCGGCAAGGTGTCTCGCGTAAACGAAGCTGGCAATTACACCAAACCGGGAATGCGTAAAGCATTGTTCAACAGCATTAAAGCTGGTGGTAAAGGTGGTGCGCCGGGGCAGTGGTCAGCTCGTAAAGCTCAGATGCTTGCCATGAAGTACAAGCAGCGTGGTGGAGGTTACCGTGACTAGCAAGTTTCCAGATCTAAATAAAGATGGCGAAGTAACCCAAGCTGACATTCTTAAAGGTCGCGGGGTTTACAAAAAAGGTGGCATGGCTAAAGGTGGTAAGTGGATTCAGTCAGCCATTAAGAAGCCCGGAGCCTTACGTGCACAGCTTGGTGTTAAAGGCGACAAACCGATTCCCGCAGGCAAGCTGGCTAAAGCTGCAAAAGCTCCCGGTAAATTAGGGCAGCGAGCAAGGCTGGCGCAGACGTTGAAGAAGATGAAGTGAAAGCCCCGCAGCAAAGTCTAAAAAATTGGACTGACCAGAAGTGGAGGACACGCAGTGGCAAACCTAGCACACAGGGTTCAAAAGCAACTGGCGAACGATACCTCCCGGAGGCGGCAATTAAATCTCTTACACCTGCTGAATACGCTGCGACTACAAGAGCTAAACGGGCTGGAAAGAGCGCAGGTAAGCAGTTCGTCAAACAACCGGCAAAAATTGCCGCAAAGACTGCAAGATTCAGATGAAAGATTACGAAGATTGGCAGGTGCAGAAAGAAATACTGAAGGAGTACCTGCAAGTCATGGTGGCTCTTGAAGATTGGCACGGTGTAGCTGACGTAGCGATGGACCTAAGAGAATTGGAAGCAAGACATGACCACGAGCGGCTCAACCGACTTTAATCTTGAGTTTGTAGACATAGCCGAGGAAGCCTTTGAAAGGGCTGGTCGGGAGATGCGCTCTGGTTACGACCTGCGTACCGCACGTCGTTCGATGAACCTACTAACCATTGAGTGGGCAAATCGTGGCATCAATATGTGGACGATTGAGCAGGGCACGAAGAATTTGGTACAGGGCACTGCGACGTACGATTTACCGGACGACACCATTGACTTGCTTGAGCACGTTATAAGAACGGGGGCTGGTAATGTTTCTACGCAAGCTGACCTCACACTTACCCGGATTAGTGTCTCCACCTACGCCACAATCCCAAACAAACTTTCTCAAGCAAGACCGATACAGATTTACATCAGCAGGAACTCTGGAGCCACGTACCCCGCAACCAGCAGCTATTCTCCAGGCGCAAACGCCCACCCACAATTCACAGTTTGGCCTGTCCCTGACCAAGGCACTGAAGCCTCGCCGTACTATCAAGTAGTCTATTGGCGTATGCGCCGAGTACAGGATGCAGGAGATGGGTTACAGACTCCTGATATGCCGTTTAGGTTTCTTCCCTGTATTACAGCAGGATTAGCGTATTACATAGCCCAGAAGATTCCTGAAGGACAGGATCGCCTTCAAGTGCTAAAAGCTGCTTATGAAGAGCAGTGGAACTTTGCAGCGGGTGAGGATCGTGAGAAAGCTGCGGTTCGTTTTGTGCCACGTCGGATGTATCTAGGCAATACTGGGAGCTTCTAATGCCCAATCAGTTTGCCTCTGGTAAATATGCTATCGCGCAGTGCGATAGGTGTAACTTCAGATTTAAGCTGAAGCAGTTAAAGTCGTTGGTGATTAAGACTAAAAATGTAAACATATTAGTCTGCCCTGAGTGTTGGGAACCAGATCAGCCGCAGCTACAGCTTGGTATGTACCCTGTGTATGACCCGCAAGCCATACGCAACCCACGAGTAGATTCTAATTCTTATAGACAAGCTGGGTTTAATGGTTTGCAAGTTGAACCTGTGAATGATGACTCTAGCATTGATGAGCTAGGTACGATTACAATGGGTAGTCGAATTATTCAGTGGGGTTTTAACCCTGTAGGTGGTTCAAGATCTTTTGATGCTGCGCTTACCCCAAACGATTTAGTAGCGCAGGGTTTGGTTAATTCTGTCACCGTATCGTAGGAGCAAATGATGGATAAGAAAGACTTAGCGCAGGACAAAAAGATGATTGCTGGTGCAGTGCATAAGCACGAGAAAGCCAA